ATGAAAATACTGGTCATTCCCGATTGTCAGGTTAAACCCGGCATCCCGACTGACCATCTTGAGTGGGCAGGTAAGGCTATTTGCGACTACCGACCAGATGTTATTGTAAACATTGGCGACTTTGCAGATATACCCTCCCTGTCCACACATGATAAGGTTGGCAGTAAGTATTTTGAAGGTAAACGTTACAAGGATGATATTGCGTATGCTAAAGTCGGTATGGCGAAGTTGCTCAAACCTTTACGAGACCTTCAAAAAAGCCAGAAAGATTCAAAGCATAAAGTATACAAGCCGCGAATGATTTTAACAATGGGTAACCATGAGAACAGAATCAACCGCGCTGTCAATAACAACCCTATGCTCGATGGTGTTATATCCACTGACGACTTAGGCTACAAGAAAGATTGGGAAGTGTATGAATTTCTTAACCCTGTTTTTATCAATGGTGTCGGCTTCTCTCACTATTGGCCTGTCGGTGCTATGGGCCGTCCCGCTAGTTCTGCAGCTGTCATTGTTAATAAGTTACACATGTCTTGCGTTGCTGGTCACCAACAAGGAAAACAAGTAGCGTATGGCAAACGAGCAGATGGTAAGGCTATCTGTGGTATAATCGCCGGAAGCTTCTACCTACACGATGAGGACTACATGGACAAACTAAGCAATACACATTGGCGAGGTTTGGTTATGTTAAACGAAGTGGAAGACGGAGCTTTTGATGAGATGTTTTTGTCAATGAATTATCTGGAGAAGAAGTATGGACAAACTGGGAATTCCTAACATCAAGCACAAGTATCGATTCACTATTCATGGTGTTGTTGGTGGTTATAACCCTAAGAAAGACATAGCTGTTACTGGTGCCACAATAGAAGAGTTGAAACAAAAGATGAATACAAGAACAGTTGCTAGATGGTTAAAAGAATATGACCAAGTGTTACCGAAGGAGCTTTATGCCTCTAACACTCCCTGATATTTATGACAAGCTAAAGAGGATGGATGAGGTCACGTTGTTAGAGTTGCTTAACATACAGAGCACAGACATTGTTGACCGCTTCCAAGATTTAATCGAAGACCGAGCAGACTACTTAGAGGAAACACTAGATGACAATTAAAATAGACTTGAGCCGTGATAGTTTGTTTGACACCCTTGGACTACAACGACTCAAAGAGAGTTACATGATGGACGGAGAGGAAAGTCCACAAGAGAGGTTTGCCTATGTATCAAAAGCTTTTAGTTCTGACGAAGGACATGCTCAAAGATTGTATGAGTATAGTAGCCGCCATTGGCTCAGTTATAGCACTCCTATCCTTTCTTTTGGTCGTAGTAAGCGTGGACTTCCTATTAGCTGTTTTCTCAACTATATGGATGACAGTGCGGAAGGCTTGGTTGATAACCTATCGGAAACTAACTGGCTAAGTATGCTTGGAGGTGGTGTTGGTGTTCACCTAGGCATTCGTAACAGTGATGACAAGAGTACAGGTGTTATGCCTCACTTGAAGATGTATGATGCCTCCAGCTTGGCTTATCGACAAGGACGCACACGTAGGGGTTCTTACGCTGCCTTCTTGGACATTAGCCATCCTGACATCATCCAGTTTCTAGAGATGCGTAAGCCAACAGGTGACCAGAACCTACGAACCCTCAACCTGAACCATGGTGTTAACATTAGCAACAAGTTCATGGAGGTGGTTGAACGCAGTATGTTAGACCCTGAAGCTAACGATGACTGGGAGTTGATTAATCCTGCTAATGGTGAGGTGATTGAGGTTGTTAGTGCTCGTTACTTGTGGCAGAAGTTGTTAGACTTACGTATGCAGACAGGTGAGCCATACATGATTTTCCTTGATGAGGCGAATCGCATGGTACCTCACTGGTTGGCTAAAGAAGGAATGAAGATTAATGGTAGTAACCTATGTACAGAGATTTTCCTGCCAACTAGTAAAGACCGTACAGCAGTGTGTTGTCTCAGTAGCCTCAACTTGGAATACTTTGATGAGTGGAAGGGTAATGAACAGTTTATACCGGATGTTATGGAAATGCTTGATAATGTTCTTCAGTATTTCATCGATAACGCTCCTGACAGTGTTTCTCGTGCAGTTTACTCTGCTTCCCGTGAGAGGTCTATTGGAATTGGTGCCCTAGGTTTCCATGCCTACTTGCAAAAGAATGGCTTGGCTTTCGAGGGTGTAATGGCTAAGATGGCTAACATGGACATCTTTAAACATATTAATAAGGAGTGCAACCGTGGTGACACTTACTTGGCAGACAAGCGTGGCGCGTGTCCTGATGCATCTAAGCATGGGGTTAATCGCAGGTTTAGTCATCATATGGCTATTGCCCCTAACGCTAGTAGTAGTATCATTATGGGTAACACTAGTCCTTCCATTGAGCCTTATCGCGCAAATGCTTACAGACAAGATACATTGAGTGGTGCATATGTTACAAAGAATAAGTGGCTTAAGCGTGAGCTTGCTAAGTTGGGTATGGACGATGATGATACTTGGGCTTCAATCATTGCCAACGATGGTAGTGTTCAGCACTTGGACATTGACGACAACCTGAAGGCTATCTACCGTACAGCTATGGAGCTTGACCAACGATGGATTGTAGAGCTTGCTAGTGACCGACAAGGGTTTATTGACCAAGGACAGAGTGTTAACCTATTCTTCCGTCCTGACGTTGAGATTAAATACTTGCATGCGGTACACTTCATGGCTTGGAAGTTGAAGCTGAAGAGCCTCTACTACCTGCGTAGTGATAAGGTAAGGAAGGCAGATAAGGTTGGTAGCTCTGTAGAACGTATGGAGATTGACCTATCAGCTATTGTTAATGGTGAAACTTGTTTGGCATGTGAGGGATAATATGAAAAAAGATTTAACACAAGAGCGTTCATCGTGAAACAGAGTAAGGATATTTATTATGTTTATGCTCATCGAGAAGATAACGGGGAAATAGTTTACATAGGTAAAGGACATGGAGGCAGGGCTTTCTCCACTAATAATAGAAAAGGAGAACACGGGCCTTTCATGATGGAGAGATTAACTAATGGAGATTCTTCTTTTGTTATGTTTTCGGCTACACACCTTTCCTCTGAAGAAGCTTTAGTGGAAGAAGAGAGGTGGATAAAAGCAGCGCAGCCGAAATTCAATAGGTTCTTTACTGATGAGTGGAAGGAAGCTAATAAAGAGAGAGGGTTAAAAGGAGCTAATGCAACCAAAAAGAAATGTAAGACCCCTTTGGGAAGTTTTGAGTCTCTCACAGAAGCAGCAAGACGGCATGGTTATAAAGATGCTGGTTCTATTTCGTATCGTATAAGAAAAGGATTTAAATATTATGAGTATGTCTAAAAATAAGAGTTTAACCACTGAGCGTAGTAGTTTCCGCCCTTTTTCCTACCCTTGGGCGTATGACGCATGGCTACAACACGAACAAAGCCACTGGCTACATAGTGAAGTGCCTATGGGTGAGGACTTAAAGGATTACCAGAAGAAGCTAGGTAAGGAGGAGCGAGAGTTCTTAACAAAAATCCTACGCTTCTTTGTTCAGGGTGACTTGGACATTGGTGATGGTTACTACACACATTACATCCCTGCCTTCAAACAACCAGAGGTGCGGATGATGATGAGTGGCTTTGCTGGTCGAGAGGCTTTGCATGTTGCTGCTTATGCTCACCTCATAGAGACGCTAGGACTGCCTGAGAGCACGTACAACGAGTTTCTAGAGTATGGTGAGATGGTAGAGAAGCATGAGTACTTTAAAGGGCTAGACGGGCTTCCTATGGCTGAGAAGATTGCAACCATTAGCGCCTTTGGTGAGGGTATGCAACTATTCTCTTCTTTTGTTATGTTGTTAAACTTTGCTCGACACGGTAAGCTAAAGGGTCTGGGTCAAATCATTGCTTGGTCTATTGTTGATGAGACACAGCATGCTGAAGGTATGATTAAGGTCTATCGTGAGTGGGTTAAGCAGAATCCCGGTGACAGTAGTGCCGCTAACATCAAGCAGATTGCTAAGAATATGGTCGAGTTGGAAGACAAGTTCATTGACCTAGCCTTCGGTATGTATGATGTTGAGGGTTTAACAAAAGAGGAAGTCAAGGAGTACATTCGCTACATTGCTGACCGCCGATTGATTAGCATGGGTATGAAGGGTGTGTTTAAAGTGAAGAAGAACCCTCTGCCTTGGGTGGATGGTATGTTAGGTGTAAGCCATA